GTTTAACAAACTTGCATCTGGTGAAATTAAAAGATTAATTATTAATATGCCACCGAGGCATACCAAATCAGAATTTGGATCTTATCTTTTACCTGCTTGGATGGTTGGTAAAAATCCAAAACTAAAAATTATCCAATCCACTAACACGACTGAATTATCGGTGCGGTTTGGTCGTAAAGCCAAGGCTCTTATTGATTCTCCTGAGTATCAAAAAGTGTTCAAGACAAAACTCAGAGAAGATTCACAAGCCGCTGGTAAGTGGGAGACCGCCCAAGGAGGTGAGTACTATGCAGCGGGTGTGGGTTCGGCAATAACAGGAAGGGGTGCAGATCTTCTAATTATTGACGACCCACATTCTGAACAAGATGCAATGAATGCTCAAGCTTTGGAACGGACCTACGAATGGTATACATCAGGACCTAGACAACGTCTTCAACCTGGTGGATCTATCATTGTAATTATGACTCGTTGGAATGAAAAAGATTTAACGGGTAGATTACTAAACGCACAAAAAGAAGTTAAAGCAGATCAATGGGAGATAATAGAATTTCCTGCTATCATGCCATCAGGTCAACCTGTTTGGCCTGAGTATTGGAAACTAGAGGATTTAGAATCTGTCAAAGCATCTATCCCATTATCAAAATGGAATGCGCAGTACATGCAGAATCCAACATCAGAAGAAGGTGCATTAATTAAACGTGAATGGTGGAGACCTTGGGAACATGAAGAACTGCCACCACTAGAACATGTAATACAATCTTATGATACAGCTTTTATGAAAAAACAAACTGCCGACTACAGTGCGATAACGACATGGGGAGTCTTTCGTCCATCAGAAGATGATCCACCTAATTTAATTTTAGTTGACGCTGTAAAAGCCAGATACGAGTTTCCAGAACTTCGTAGAGTTGCATTAGAGCAATACGGCTACTGGAATCCAGAAACAGTCATCATTGAATCTAAAGCATCTGGACTGCCACTAACTTATGAGTTGCG